AAAGTACGATTATTTACCAATCAACAGCTGACGAACTGCATCACGTGACAAATGCACAGATCGATCGAGTGACAAACTGGAGGAACTAGACGAAGACGAAGATTTCTCCTCAAAGTCACTGTCAGGTTCTTCACAAATTCGACTCAATAATCGTTTTTCAATTTCACGCAACCGCATTTCAATTCCTTCAACTGACGATTTCTTCAACAACATAATACCACCAGGCATCTGAGCAATAAACACATCCGACTTACCAGCAGCCAAATTAGTCAACCCAGATATTGTGACGGTATTAGCAGCACCAGTTCCAGCAGCACCAACAGTTACGGTCAAAACCGATACCGTGGTGCCTCCGGACACAGCAGTAGACAAACTATTCAGATTATCAGTCTGCACAACCAGGGCAGTAACATTAGCGCCCAACGCATACGCAGGCGCAACTGTAACACTGCCATTAAATACACCAGCAATTAAGAAAACCCCAGGAACAGGAAGAGTAAATGTACTACCCGTAGCAACACCCGGCCAATTACTACCAGTTCTCAAAATTCCGCCAGCTGTACCCAAAAAGGCACTGCCAGCAGCAGCAGCCGAAGCAGCAGGACTCTCGACCCAATGAGCCGATAACAACTCTTGCCCCAAAGGGGTAGACTGTTTACGGCGAATCATTGTCCAAGAATGCTCTACCCACAACTCACCAGCAGGTGTAGCACTCTGAGTACCATTACTAGCGATTTGAAAATTTCCCATATCATACCACTTACCAGCCTGACTCAACCCAGTAGGGGCTTCAGAATTGGCAGAAGAAAATACGAAATAATCATTCAAAGGCATATTACTAGCACCAGTTCCACGATTGCGACCACGCTTTTTATGGACTTCAAGGACATCATGACAAAAGTGACCAGCAAACGGAGGCCCACTTTCAGAATCATCATAATTTTCCATTTGATCGATATTAACAAAGTTAGTATCATCAACATCCATATTTGTCGCGTACGCAATTATACCAGAAGAGACATTCGTACCACTCGCCGTGTACTCTTCTCCGCGGTACCAAAACCGCAACATATGACAACGATACTGTTCATAAGAAGCAGCTATTTTAGAAAATACCGGAAATAAGACGCTATTCCCAGGATTCACGAAAAACTGCTTTATAATGGTAAAAGCAGTAGTCGTTGTAACCAAGTCGGTAACTTTTTCAAGACGAGGCTTGAAGAAGTCAACGACATGTGTGGAATTCTTCCACACCATACCAGTGTTAACGCCGTCATTAACGGCAGACATAACACCCGGGATAGACTGACGTCCCCCTGCCGGATTAAACCCGGTCTTTTGCTTGCGATTTTTACGGTTACGCTTTCTAACAGGTTTGGTCTTAAACTTTCCATTTTTCTGGAGAGGACCGCGCTTGTTTCCAGCACCACCATTACTTTTCGCTCGCTTTTTACGCGCGCGTCGCGCAGCACGCTGCGCAACTGTTCTAGCCATTTCAATTACTGCTAGGACACGTACCAATAGCTACTACTCTTCACTATTCACACTTCACAAAAACTATTTTACATCACTCAAAAGGAGAGAAGATCGATTTATGCGGATATATGATAATTACAAACGTCAACCGCACTAAAACCACTATACAACTCCCACAATTGCTCATCCGTTAAATAGCACTTAAACGCGTCTCGAACAGCGATATCCTCGCTGTTACCATACCGATCCCTAAGCCATTGTATCATATTAGCAAACCATTGCCTATTTTCAACATCAGCCCAAGTTTCAGTTCGCAAACCACACGCACGAACTATCGTGCCCACTATTTTACTACCTTCATCGAACTCATTGTCTCTCAACATATTACACCGCATTTTATTGCGGTCTATAATAGGGAGATACATTGCATGCCCGCACGTTGGCACCACTGTATGACAAAATCCATGACCCATAAAGGTCAATTCCTGGAACTCCTTACGCTCCTCACTCTCATGAGTAT